GTACATCGTCACGGTGGGCGTGTAGCCCAGCGGCATATCGGTCATGCCCGCGCCGCCATGAACCGGTCCCACTCACGGTTCCAGTGCCACTCTGCATGCTGTCCCCGTACCTCCAATCCCGCGGTCGTCGAGATCGTCCCGAACCCGAGCGGAGCCGCGGGCTTCAACCAGGACAGCTCCTCGTCGGAGAACTCGCCCTGGCCTTCCCGGGTATCCGTCGAGTGGGTGATCGACTCAACGAACGGGCCGACCGACGTGGAGTGCTGCGACGCCCCTTCGGGGTTGAGCAGCATGCGCCGGGCGACCATCGCGACCGCGAACGACACCAAGTCGGCGTCTACGCGGCCGTCCGCGATGTACTCGTCAAGCGGGGGAACCTTCTTGCGGGCCAGCGCGGAGATCTTGGCCAGCAACGAGTCCACGTAGGTGGACTCTTCGGTGGTGAGGGGGCGCACCATCACGGCCGCCACATCATCGGATGTCGCGTACGTCGTCGCCATAGTGCGCCCCCTCTACCGTCAGGACGGGTCCAGAACCGTGGCAACCATCGCCAGGTTCGGGTTCGCCAGCACCGGCATGCCCAGCGCGGACACCTTGGTCCACATGGACACCGGGTCGAAGGTGTGGTACACGCCGGCAACGATGCCCGCACCCACGCCGGCGTAGCCGGACTCCATCGACTCGGCCGTGGTGCCGTAGAACGTCTGGCCCATCTGGCTCGCGTCGTGCGAGCCGTTCGCCGGCAGGAGAAGGATCTTCTCCTGCGGGATGAACCGGGTCGCGGTGCCGTTCACCGAGTACACGGCGTCGTACAGGGTCAGCGGCGGCAGACCGAACAGGCCGAGAGCCTGGGTCACCGACGCCTCCGAAACGAGGTGCGGCTGCGTCGACATGGTCGACGGGTACACAATGTTCCGGATCTGCTCGTCGCGCATCAGCAGGGACAAGATCTTCCGGTTGGCCAGGATCTGGCCCGGAGGAACCCCGTTGGTCGCCACGTAGGCGTCCCGCCACTTGAGCAGGTTGTCCAGCGGAGAAATCGTGCCGCTCGACGCATCCCAGTAGGCGGTGCCGCCGTCGGTGGCGGAGACCTCCATGGACGAGTCGCGGCCGAAGTCCGCCGACAGCGACAGGCCGTTCTCGTTGAACGTCAGCGCAGCGTTCACGAGAGCGTCTGCGCGGGCCTTCTCGAACCGGGCCTCAACCTGCCGGGTCAGCCGTACCGCGTCGCTCAGCAGAGCCGAACGGATCTCGCCGTCCAGGTTCCGCTGCTTGAGGCGGTAGAACTCACCCTGCCGGATCTTCCGGCTGATCGGGGGCAGCTCACCGGACACGCGGCTCACGCCGGGCCGGTTGGTCACCGGAGCCTCGGTGTCGAACGCCCGGAACTCCGCGGCCTCCATCAGGCCCTCGCCACCCCGGTTGAACCGGAACTCCAGGTCGTCGAGTTCCTTCGCCGGCAGCTGGGCCGACAGCGTGAACTCGTTGACCCGCAGGTCCATGGCCGCGGTGCGGATGTAGCCCGTCAGCTCCTGGGGAGTGACGTAATCAGTGATCAGAAACATGATTGCTCACTCCTCTCAGACGAAGATGACGGCGGGCAGGCTCGCCGCGTGGGTCGTGGACGGGGAGGTCGCCTCGACGCCGAGGGAACCCTTCTTGCTGGTGTCGGTCACCGGAAGCTTCGCGGTGTCCACGAAGCAGTGGAGGACCTTCGCCCCGGCGACCGCGGTCGACGTGGACTTCACCTGCACGGCCTCCAGGAGCAGGCCGGCCTTGTTGCTCGTGCCATCACCGGTGGTGGCGGCCGGGTCGAACGGGCCGTACTTGCCGGAGGCGAGCTTGGTGATGACGATGCCGGACTTCAGGTACCCGTCCGGGTAGTGGTCCGCCTTGGTGAACTTGGAGACGTCGAGCGTCACGCTGCGACCGGTGTCGGCGCCGTGATCGGACACCAGCCACCGCTGGTCGTCCTGGCCAAACGTCTCCGTGTTGAGAGTGAGGTCCATTGTGGACCCCTCCTTTCGTTACGAAGAAGTGGGCAGCGGGTGCAGACGCCGGTACTCGGCGGCCCCCGCCTCAACACTCGGTGCGGTACTGCCCTGACGGCTTCCCTGACCGAACTCGTGCCGCTGCTCCTGCTGCTTCTGCACGGGGGCAACGGAATCCAGGAACGCCATCACCTTGTCGGGATCGGCAGTTCCGTCGTCCTTCATGAACCGCGAACGGTCCAGGTTAGCCAGGAGGGCATCCACGCGCTCCTGGTTCTCCCTCTTGTCGGCGCTGAACCGGCCAGCGCCCGCGACCGTGAACTGCGCGTCCACCAGCCGCGAACCGACCTCCTTGAGAGTGGCCTCGCGCGCCTCCTTGGCGGCGGCGTCGATCGCCTTCTCCTGCTCGGTCTTGCTCGCCTCGACGAGCTTGGCGTACTCGCCGGCCTGAGTCTTCAGGTCGTCGTAGTCGCCCATCTGCTTGACGCGGCCCTCGTGCTTGCGGGACTGCGCCTGCCAGTACGCGACCTGCTGCTCCAGAGACATGTCGCGCCACGACGTGTTCTCCGGAAAGCCCTGGTCGTTGTTCTGGTCGGCAGGCTTGACAGCCTCGCCGGCCGGGGCCTGGGTGCCCTGCGCATCGGTACCCTGGCCCTCGTTGTTCTGCTCGCCCTCGGTAGGCATACTCAACTCCCATGTCGGGACGGTTGGGCAGCCCTGACGGCGCCCAGACGACTAGTGGTGCGTCAGCTTCGGAAGCTGACCGGGCGACACCCAGTGCTGCCCGCGGACGCCGAGCACATAGCCCAGCTCCGAGTTGTTGTGCACGATCAGCAGCTCGCGGTAGTCGCCCGCGGTCCTCGCGTCCGCCGACGCGGTGCCGAACGTGTCCCGAATGACTTCGTGTGCAGCGGCGAGGGTCTTGCCGGCCTCGGCCTCGTGCTCGGCCAGTGCGTCCTCGTCGTAGATCGGCTGCACCGAGCAGTCGCAGCCGGGGTGAATCGGCAGCAAGGACTCCTTGCTGTAGTGGTTGGTCGAGGCGACAATGCACAACCCGCACGAGTACGAGCCCTCCAGCTGCCGCCGCCACGCGATCGCCTTCGAGTCGGCCTTCAAGATGTCCGCCGACACGTTCCGCTTCGCCAACTGGAGGTCGGTCGTCGCCAGGTTCACCGCTCGCTTGCCGGCCAGATCAACGGCCTCTTCGAGCGTCTTGCCCTTCGACTGCTTCCACCGCACCGTCTCCCCCGGCCGGCGGTACACGTCGACCGGATCAACGCCGACCCGCAGGCCGGTGTAGCGCCGCGAGTTGACCGATGGGGTACGCGACCCCGTCCCCAGGGCGATCGACCGGTACTCCGCCAGGAAGCCGGCTGTCAGGTCCACCATCTGCTGCTGCGCCGCCGCGACCTCGGCAGCCGCTTCTTTCGCGAACGAGTCCACATCGGACTGCTGCCACGACGTGAGCGAGTCCCACAGGCTGCGGATCAGCTCGCCGAGGGCTCCGCGGAGCCCATCGGTGCTACTTTGAAACGCCTCCACCAGAGGTGCCAGAGCCGCCTGACTTTCCTCCGGCGGCAGGCTTCGGCGCGTTGTTGCCACCGTTAGACCTCCCACCAGACGGTGCCGGCTTGCCAGACGATCCGCCGCCCGGAGCACCAGGCGCCGGCTTCGGAGCCAACGCGGCCTGGGCCTTCATCAGCGACAACTGCTGCGCCTGCTGCTGAAGCTGCTGCGCCTTCATCTCCTTGGTCAGCCGGTCGATCTCGGCCGGGCTGAACTTCCAGATGTTGCGCCAGATGCCGATCTGCGGGATCGAGCCGGCCTGCGCCGCGGCCTGAGACTTCTCGATGACCGACGCCTTCTCCGTGTCGTCCCACATCAGCTCCAGCGACGCCAGATCCGCCCGCTTCTCGTCGCCGATCCACCGGAAGCACAAACTGATGACCTTCGCCCACCGCGGGTCGACGCGGTCGATTCGGTCGTCGGCCTTGCCGACCTGGCCCTCCCGCGACAGGGAGGCGCCTTCCGCGGTCTGGTTCGCCGAGTCCGGGGAGAACACGTACATCGGCGTCATCGTGGCGGCCGAGAACTGCTGCTGCCCGTCCTTGATGGCCTGCAACACGCCCGTCATGTCTACCGCGGGGGCGATCCACATCTGCGAGTCCGCCGGAAGCTGCCAGAACTTCCCCGGGTCCGAAGTGAAGATCTCCTCGTAGTCGATCTCCTCGCCGGCCCGTTCGTGCTCGTCCGGGTACACGGCCGGCAGGCCGATCGCGGCCATCCGCTGGAAGGCTTGGTAGGTCGCGATGACCATCTGGTCGAGGATGATGCGGTTGATGCGGTCCAGCAGGTCGATGTGCGGCTCGAACTCCGCCACGCCGGCCCGGTTGGTGAACTTGACGACCGGGACCATACCGCCCAGCTTCGGCAGCGTCGCCGACCGGCCCGTGTCCCACGTCCAGTCCTGGTTCACGAACGGCGCATGGTCGTCGAGCCGGTTGCATTCGTGCCATGCCACCAGAAGGCGCGTGTCCGGGCCCTGCGCCGGCAGTCCCAGGGCGTCCGTAGACGGCCCATCGCCTTCCGGTTCGATCTGCGGGTCGCCCCGCAGCACCAGGACCGCGAAATCCTTGCCCTGCACGCCGTCGTGGAACGCCTTGTACGCCGCCAGGGTGCTCCCGGTCGCCGGATCCTCCTCCGACACCGCCTCCCGCGGGTCCTCCACGGTCACCAGCGGCACACCGGTCTCCGGGTTGACATCACCGACCCACACCAGCGCTTCGGACAGGCCGCACATCTTCTCGTGCGCATCCCGGAACACGATCTTCATTCCGGCCCGGGTGATGATCTGCCAGGCGTCAACGTCGCCGGCCTCGTCGTCGTCGGCGCCGGTGCGCACCCCGATCGGGCGCATCCGGTTCGTCAGCGACAGGACCGTTGGCTCGGCCAGGTTCACCCGGCACGTCTTCTGGAACGCCTCGAACGCCGGCCGGCACGCCTCCCGCTCCACCGGAAGCGGCGGGTTCCCGCGCAGGTACTGGTCGAGCCGGTCGAACCGCTTCAGCCGGTTCGGGTCGTTCCGCTTGTTCGACAGGCGGATCATCCACCAGCCGGGCGACAGGGGGGTCTTGATATCGCCAAGGGACACGGAAACCCCCTTAGCGGATAGCCTTCGGTACGTAGTGGCGGTTGTCGCTGATCGCCAAGCCCTTCGCGACCGCGTCGTTGCGCGCCTGCCACGCCAACACCGCGGCGATGAACGCGTCGATCTTGCGTGGCGACTTCGGGAAGTCCTTCTTCACCGTCAAGTGGTTGTGGTCGATGCGCCGCCGGCCCTGCACCGTGTGCTTCCACAAGATCGGATGCCCGTCGTGCGACAGCTCCTTCTGCACCACGGCCTCCTGGAACGACAGGAACGCCCGCTCCGCCTTCGTCACCGAGCCGCCCGTCATCCACCACTCGATCGGATGCGCCTTCGGGCCAACCTTCAGCCGATCGCCATACCGGGCCTCCCACGTCGACACCCAGCCCTCCCAACGGGCCGGGTCCGCATAGAAGCCCACCACGCGATACTTCTTGAAGCACTGCGCCACCGCGGCGTCCACCTGGTCAGCCGGCGGGTTCCAGCCCTTGCCCTTCGGGCCCTCCGGCTGCTCCCACACATCCACCAAGAACAGGTGTCCGTCCTTGACCCGGCAACCCACCAGCGCCGTCGAATCCGCCACGCCCGACTTCACGCCGCGCGATCCGTCGAAGCCCAGAACGATCGTGTCCCCCGGGGCGATCTCCGGCACCTCGCGGGCCATCTTCTCCGCGTACACCGCGTTCCACTCGTAGTGCGCGATGAACTGGTCCGACGCGTGCGTGATCTGGTTCAGGAAGTTGCCGCGGGCCATCTGAAGGTCGCCGTTCGGCGCCCGGATCGCGTTCATGCGGTCTTCCAGGTCCGACCAGCCCGGCCGGATGCACGGCGGATCGTGGATCACGCACTCGTCGATGTCGGCCGAGTCGCCATACGCGACCGCCAGGCCGTGCAGCAGCGACGCGTCGTCGTCGATGTCGGTGTCGCCCGGCGCCTCGCGGTGGTCATACAGCAGCGTGTTCGGGACCTTGCGGCCCTCCACGATCGCCGACCAGTACGCGGCCGTCTCCTCCGCCACCGAGCCCTCGCCGGGCACGAACGCGTTCGGAGACTCCAGCGTTGAGCCGCCGATCTTCGTGGCGTTGTCCCGTAGCGTCTGAGCCAGCCGCAGGCCGCCGTTGGTGGCGACCCACTCCTCCGTCTGGTCCATGATGCTGAACACCGCGCGGGCGCCCTTGATGGACCGGGCCGATGACGGCATGGGCTCAATCCGGCCCCGCGGCAAGTTCACGAACCCGCCCAGCGGCTCCACGCCCGGGTAGTTGTCCAGCACCGGGCCCTCAAGCAGCTCCAGGATCGGCGTCCACGAGTTGCGCATGACCTGCTTGTCCGAGACTGCGGCCACCAGCACCAGTGGCGTCCGGATCTCCGACCACGGGATCCCCACCGGCTGCCCATCGGCGTCCCAACCACCCGGCACCACCGGCCCCAGGGCCTCCGCGCACGCGATCGCCGCCAGAAACGGCGACTTCCCCCAACCACGCGGCCGAGACAGCACGCCCTGGCGGATCTTCCGCTTACCCTGACCGCGCTTGCCCGCCGGGTCGATCTCGTAGAACCGCAGCAGGAACTCGGCCTGCTCTCGGGTCACGACGTACGGCTTGTAGTGGCCGCCGGTGTCCGGGGCCGCCAAGTTTTCCGCCATCCAGTCAATGACGTCGTACCCCAGCGTGGGGCGCTCTCCCGGCTGGGACGGCTTCCACGGCATTTGGTCAGCCCGCGTCGTCAGCCGGCGGCGGATCCACCAGCCGCAGCCCCGTGCCCCGGGAGTCATTCGGATGGTCCCGCAGGATGTCCATGCCCGGGAACCGCTTCCGCGCCTGCTCTGGCGTAACCCTGCCGGCCCGCTTCTCGTCCTTCTCGTCCGCGTCGGCGAACACCATCCGCAGCCGCGCCCGGTCCTCCGGGGTCGCCCCGAACTTCGCGACCCGCAGCCGCACCTCGGCGGCGAGGGTCCACTGACCCTTCTCCCACATGGCATGATGCATCAGGGCGGTGTCCATCAGGAAGGACCAGTCGGTGGCGGTGAAGTTCTCGGCCTGCGCCGAGTCCTGCCACATGCGCCACCAAGCCCGCGTCATGGGGTGCCAATCAATCTCGGCAGGCAGCTCAGGGGCGTCCGCCGGCACGAACGGCAGCACTGTCTGCGGGATCGGATCTGCGTTGCGCCGGGCCCGCTTAGAGGCGGGCTTGGGCGCTGGACCGGTTCCAGCCATCTGGTTCCCCCCATGACGGGCGCACA